GAACCAACTGGTACGTCAGGTGCAGTACGGCGGCGGCTACAGCCAGGCGCTCGGCGACGGGCTGAACAACCTCAGCGAGACCTGGCAGGTTTCGCGTACCGGCGATCTCGCGCTGATCGGCCCGATCCGCGATTTCCTCAAGCGCCACGGCGGCTACCGCTCGTTCCTCTGGACCTTGCCCACTGGCGAACCGGTGCGGGTGCGCGCCCAGGGCTGGCAATTGCGACCGCGCGGCAACGGCGTGTTCACCCTGAACACCACCTTCCAGCAAGTCTTCAATCCGTGAGGTAAGCATGACCATCACAGCCGATGACCAGACCCTCGAGCCTGGTGCGCTGGTGCGCCTGTTCGACCTGGATTGCACCGGGTTCGGCGGCGAGATGCTGCGCTTCCACGGCCACCTGCAGCAGGGGCCGATCCACTGGCAGGGCAACGCCTACCAAGCTTGGCCGCTGGAGGCGCGCGGCTTCGAGCAGCGCGGCGACGGCCGGGCCAGTTCGCCGACCCTTAGCGTGGGCAACATCGACGGCAGCATCAGCGCGCTCTGCCTGTTCTTCGATGGCCTGGTAGGCGCGCGCCTGACCGTGCGCGAGACCTATGCGCACTACCTGGATGCGGCCAACTTCGCCGAAGGCAACCCGCAGGCCGACCCCTCCCAGGAGCGCCTGAACATCTGGTTCCTCGAGCAGAAGACCGCCGAGAACAGCGTCCAGGTGACCTGGGAGCTGTCCGCTCCGCCGGACTTCCAGGGCCAGCAGATCCCGGCGCGCCAGATCACCTCGCTGTGCCACTGGTGCATCACCAACGAGTACCGCGGGCAGGACTGCAACTACACCGGTACGGCGATGTTCGATGCCGACGGCAATCCGGTGGACGATCCGGCGCTGGACCGCTGCGGCGGCCGGGTCAGCGATTGCAAGCTGCGCTTCGGCGCGGACAACCCGCTGTCCCACGGCGGCTTCGCCGGCGCCGGCCTGGTCAGGATGTGAGCATGGAACTGAGCCGCAGCTTGCAGCGGGCCATCGCCGCACACGCCGCCCGCGAGCATCCGCGCGAATGCTGCGGGCTGATCGTTCGCGGTGTGCGTCAACGCCGCTACGTGGCCTGTCGCAACGCAGCCGGATCGCCCAGCGAGCACTTCGTGATCGATCACCAGGACTGGTGCGCTGCCGAGGACCAGGGCGAGGTCCTGGCCATCGTCCACAGCCACCCGGACGTTCCGGCCACGCCGAGCATGGCCGATCGGGTCAGTTGCGAACTGCATGGTCTGCCCTGGGTGATCCTGTCCTGGCCGGAAGGCGATGTCGCGCATCTAGCGCCGGAGGGCTATCGGGCGCCGCTGCTCGGCCGCGAGTTCGCCCACGGCGTGCTCGACTGCTGGAGCCTCTGTCGCGACTGGTACCGCCGCGAGGCAGGTCTGGAGCTTCCGGACTATCCGCGCCGCGACGGTTGGTGGGAAACCGGCGAGAGCCTCTACGAGCAGCACTATGCGGCGGCTGGATTCCGGCCGGTGCCGCTGGCCGGAATCCGCCGCGGCGACATGCTGGTGATGCAGGTCGGGAGGGCGCTGCACCCGAACCACGCGGGCATCTACCTGGGCAATGACTGGCGTCTGGACAGCGAGCCGGTCCAGGCGCTCGGCGGCGACGGACCGTTCCTGCTGCACCACCTGTACGGACGGCTGTCGACCCGCGACGTGTTCGGCGGACCCTGGATCGAACGCACGCGCCTGGTCTTGCGGCACATGCGGATGCCGCAGTGAACGACATATTCAAGCGAGCCGTCGGAATCGGCTCTTTACGAGAGGAACAGGTCCATGAATGACACCCTGAGTCAGGGCCTCACCACCATCCGTCTGTACGGGGTTCTGGGCAAGCGCTTCGGCCGCATGCACGGCCGGTTGTTGGAAAGCGGCACGGTACGCGAGGCGATGAGCGCCCTGAAGCACACCATGGAGGGATTCGAGACGTTCATGCGCGAGGCGGAATCGAAAGGGCTGACCTTCGCCGTGTTCCGTGGGCGTACCAACCTGTCCGGCGAGCAACTGGACATGCGCGGACGCGAGGATATCCGCATCGTGCCGTTGGTGATCGGGAGCAAGCAGTCCGGATTGTTTCAGACGGTATTAGGAGCTGCACTCATTGCCGTAGGTGTCTTCGCAACGAGTCTTACGCTCGGGACAAGCACGTTTCTGATCTCTGCCGGCGCCAGCATGATGCTCGGTGGCGTCATGCAGATGCTCAGCCCCCAACCCAAGGGCCTGAAGGGCCGAGAGGCCCCCGAGAACGCCCCCAGCTATGCCTTCGGCGGCCCGGTCAACACCATCGCCCAGGGCCATCCGGTCGGCGTGCTCTACGGCAAGCGCCGCATCGGCGGCGCGGTGATCAGCGCCGGCATCTATGCCGAGGACCGGCTGTAGCCGGCAACGCCGTAACAGGCCCGCCATGCGCGGGCGTTTTTTTGCCTGAAGGAACGTCATGAACAAGACCATCACGGGCCACAAGGGTGGCAGCAAGAAGCCGCGCCAGCCGGTGGAGATGCCGGACTCGGTGCGCTCGATCGCGCGGGCGAAGATTCTCCTGGCACTGGGCGAAGGCGAGTTCGACGGTGGCGTCGACGGCCGTTCGATCTACCTGGACGATACGCCGCTGCTGGCGGCGGACGGCTCGGTGAACTTCCCCGGAGTGACCTGGGAGTTCCGTCCGGGCTCGGTGGACCAGGAACACATTGCCGGTGTGCCCGCCGTGGAAAACGAACTGGCGGTCGGCGTCGAACTCAAGAGTGACGCGCCCTGGGTCCGCGCGGTGAACAACACCCAGCTCTCGGCGGTGCGCCTGCGCCTGTCCTGGCCGGCCATCCAGCGCCAGCAGGAAAACGGTGACGTGGTCGGCTACCGCATCGACTACGCGATCGACATCGCCGTCGACGGCGGTGCCTGGCAGGAAGCGCTGAAGGCTTCGCTGGACGACAAGTCCACCAGCCGCTACGAGCGCTCCCACCGTGTCGACCTGCCGGAGGCGCGGAGCGGCTGGCAGGTGCGCGTGCGCCGCCTGACGCCGAACCAGAACAACAACCGCGTCGCCGACACCATGCGGGTGGAGGCGATCACCGAGGTGATCGACGCCAAGCTGCGCTACCCGAACACCGCGCTGCTGTTCGTCGAGTTCGATGCCAGCCAGTTCCAGAGCATTCCGCAGATATCGGTGGAAGCGCGCGGCCGGCGGGTGCGGGTGCCGAGCAACTACGATCCGCAGACCCGTAGCTACAGCGGCACCTGGGACGGCTCGTTCAAGTCGGCCTGGACCAGCAACCCGGCCTGGCACTGGTACGACATCGTGTTGCACAAGCGCTTCGGCCTCGGTCGGCGGATCGACGCGAGCATGGTCGACAAGTGGTCGCTGTACCGCATCGCCCAGTACTGCGACCAGTCGGTGCCCGACGGCAAGGGCGGCCAGGAGCCGCGCTTCAGCTGCAACCTGTACCTGCAGAGTCGCGCCGAAGCCTGGACCGTGCTGCGCGACCTGGCAGCGATCTTCCGCGGCATGTCCTACTGGTCCGGCGCGGAAATGGTGGCGGTATCCGACATGCCGGAGGACGAGGCCTACACCTTCTCGCCGTCGAACACCGTGCGTGGCGACGACGGCAGCCACTTCAACTACAGCAGCAGCCGCCAGCGCGATCGCCACACCCTGGCCCTGGTCAACTACGACAATCCGGGCAACGGTTACCAGAGCCAACCGGTAGCGGTGAACAATGACCGCGCGCAGCGCCGCTACGGCATCAGCCAGTTGGAGATCACCGCGATCGGTTGCACCTCCGAGGGCGAGGCGCAGCGGCGTGGCCAGTGGGCGCTGCTGACCGAGGAGCTGGAGCAGGACGCGGTGACCTTCCGCACCGGCATGGATGGCCGTGGGCTGGCGCCGGGGAAGATCATCGCCGTAGCCGACCCGGTCAAGTCCGGCAAGCAGATCGGCGGACGCCTGAGCGCGGTGGATGGCCGCGCGCTGACCCTCGACCGCGACGTCGAGGCCCGACCCGGCGATCGCCTGCTGGTCAACCTGCCGAACGGCAAGGCCGAGGCGCGCAGCGTCCAGTCGGTGGTAGGCCGCGTGCTGACCGTGACCGCCGCCTATTCGGAGACGCCTCGGCCCCAGGGGCAGTGGGCGCTGCAGAGCAACAGCCTGACCACCCAGCGCTTCCGCATCATGAGCATCACCCGGCCGGAGGACAATCTTTTCGAGATCACCGCGCTGCAACACAACGCGAGCAAGTTCGACGCCATCGACAACGGTGCGCGCATCGAGCTGCCGCCGGTCACCAGCATTCCGCCGGGCGTGCAGGCGCCGCCGCAGAACGTGCGGATCAAGGCTTTCACCAAGGTCGACCAGGGGTTGGCGGTGACCAGCCTGTCGGCCTCCTGGGATGCCGCGCCGAACGCGGTGGCCTACGAGGCCGAATGGCGCAAGGACTCGGGCAACTGGGTGCGGGTGCCGCGAACCTCGGCGCTCGGTTTCGACGTGCCGGGCATCTATGCCGGTCGCTATCTGGTGCGGGTACGCGCCTTGAACGTGATGGAGGTCGGCTCGGTCTACGCCAGCAGTGTGGAGACCGCTCTTGAGGGCAAGACCACGCCGCCGCCGGCGCTGGCCTACCTGCGCTGCGTGGCCGGCCCCTGGCGCATCGGCCTGGAGTGGGGGTTCCCGGCCAGCGGCGCAGCGGACACCGCCTACACCGAGATCCAGCAGTCCGCCACGCCCGGCGGCAGCGAGGAGACCGCACGGGCGCTGGGCCTGTTCGCCTACCCAGGCAATACCCACCTGGTATCGCCGATACCGGCCGGCGAACGGCTGGCGTTCCGCGGTCGCTTGATCGACCGTAGCGGCAACGTCGGCGCCTGGTCGAACTGGGTCACCGGCACCAGCTCCAGCGACGCCAGCGAATACAACCAGTTGATCACCCAGGAGTACGTCGAGTCGGCGCTGGGCCAGCAATTCTTCTCCGATATCGAGCGGATGCAGGTGGATATCGGGGGCTTGCAGAAGCAGGTCGGCGACCTCGCCGACGTTTTGCTGTACGACCCGACCAAGGTCTACGCGAAGAACGAAATGGTGCGACAGGGGCAGCGGTTGTACCAGGCACTGAAGGCTGTGCCGGCGAAGACGGCGCCGCCGAACGCGGCCTACTGGTCCGATATCGGCCAGTCGCTGGAAACTGCCAACGGGCTGGCGCAGCAGGTGGCGAGCCATACCGCTGAAATCAGCGAACTCGACGGCAGGATCGAAGCAGCGGCATCGAATCTGGATGTGCTGCAAGCTGCCGCCCGCGGGGAACCGGCGACCGGAGAGAAGGCGGATGCGCTGAAGGGCTGGGACACCATTGCTCGAGCTGCCACCGAAGTCACCGTGCGGGCGAACGAGGACGAAGCGCAGGCGAAGCGGACGAGCTTGCTTGAGGCGTGGACCGGGACGGCGGAGGGCAGGATCGCAACCGTCGAGTCGGTCGTTGCGTCGAACAATGCTGTAACCGTCCAGCGGCTGGATCAGCTCACCGGCCAGGTTGCGAGCAACGCCTCGGCGATCAGCACCGAACAGACCGTCCGTGCCAACGCGGACAGCGCCCTGGGGCAGCGGGTGGATACCGTCAGCGCGCGCACCGATACCAACGAGGCGAACATCCAGACCACCTCTCAAGCGGTTACCTCGCTGGATGGCAACGTCAAGGCGCTCTACAGCGTGAAGCTCCAGGCGCATGCCAACGGGCAGAAGTACGCCGCTGGCTGGCAACTGGGCTTCGACAGCGGTACGAGCGTGACGACCATGGCGTTCCAGGCTGATCGGTTCCTCTGGTTCAACAGTTCCAGCGGGCAGACAGTGGCGCCGGTTTCGATCGTTGGCGGCCAGATGTTTATCAACAACGCGATGATTCAGGAGGGCACCGTGTCGTTCCTGAAGATCGCCGATGACGTGCAGTCGACGAACTATATTTCCGGATCGTCTGGCTGGAAGTTAGGCAAGAGTGGAAAATTCGAATTGAATGGTGCAGGGACTGGCTACTCCCTCAAACTCACTCCGACTGGCATGTACTTGACGGATACAACAACTGGGGTTGTTGTCGTCGAACTGGGATTGCTGTCGTGACGGTCGGTCTGAGAGTTCGTGACGTAAGTACAGGACAGGTTACGGTCGAAGTGACTGATCGTCTCACCAGGGTTATCGGTACATTCAATACGGGGACAGCTTCTGGATCGCTGACTGTCTCCGATTTTTCGTCGGGTTCTGGGTGGGCTTGCATCCTTGAAGCTCCGCGTCCAAGTTTAAATATAGCAAACAATTATCGGTATCCACGGGTGAGAATCTCTGGAGATGTAATTTCATGGGACTTTCCCGGGCCTTATGCATCTTGGTTGGCAGTTGCTTGTGATGTTATTTATGGGGTCTATTGATGATTGGGTTTAAGGCGAGAAATACTGAAAAAATATTGGTTATCGATAGTTCATATCAGAATCTTCAGATGGTCGCCAAGGGGACGCTGACAACCTCAAAGCTGGACTCAGGCATCGGCTACTACGCGGATGTAGTTGTGCCCTCGGGTCGAGCCAGTGCAGTGCTTGCTATAAGGTGG